CGACTAAATCCGACCACCTGCTGTTCGCGTTCATAGGTCATGGAAACCAGTTGCCCGTCTGAGCGCACCATCCAGAGGAGGGCATCGGGCACACGTTGGTAGGCGAGTTCTACAATGGTGTTGCGGGTGACATGTTCGGCAAGGGCTGTGATGTCGTTGGAGATCCATGTCTCGCTTGCCCATGTGTAGACAAATTCCCTCAATTTGCGTCCGAGCTTTTGAAGGTAGATGACCGTGTCGTTGATGATGAGTGCGGGCAGTCCTTGTGATCCGTACTTGGACTGTTTCTTTGCCGTGACATTGGTCGGGGTGAGTGCACTGGATCCGTTGGAAGAGGAAACACTCCATTCGTCTTGGGTGGTGCCTACAAGCAGTGAGGTTTTGCTCACGATCCATTTGATCAAACCACCGGAGTTGGAGGCTAGGGTGAAGGAATAGCTATCGGAGTCGTAGGCACCCTGCTTGAAGTTTTCGAAGTCGTTGGAATAGCTGCCCCAGAGTGTGGTGGGAGACAGCGAGGTTCCTCCAAAAACAACGCGGCCCTCGTGGATGGAGCATGCTGATGGAAATCCTTGTGCGTTGCTAAAGGCACCCTCTCTCCATGTGGTGGTTGATGTGGTGTTGCCGAGATCTTTGATGACGGTGGCGTTGACCGAGGTGGAACTATTGTATTGAGTGACCCGCACGAACCCTTTGAGGGTGGGGTCGGTTGGGGTGAGCATGGCGCGGCTTGATCCCTTGGTGAAGGCGATGGTTCCGCTAGGGACACTTGTGCCACTGGGGACATCGTAGGTGAGGGTGGTTGCGGTAGCCGAATTTTGAAAAGTGATGTTTCCACTGGGAACGGTGGCACCACTTGCCACGGTGTAGGTGATGACCGTGGCCGTTGCGCTGACAATGGTGAAGACCCCAAGCATTTTGGCATCGTTGACATCTTGGGTCAGATCCGATGATGTGACGGTGATCTGCTGGCCTGCCGATGCTGTATATCCTTTTCCAGTGAGTGTTGCGGTGGTTCCCGATACGGTGAGTGTGCCAGTGGCTTTACTAGCAGTCTTTACCGTAAAAGTGCCGAGGGCTTTGTTTGCCGATTGGGTGGAGTCGCTTGTGGCAACGGTGATTTGTTGACCCACCGCGGTAGAATATCCGTATCCGGTGAGGGTTGCCGTAGTGCCGGCAATGGTGAGAGTTGTGGCCTTGGGGTCGGAATTGGTGCCAGAAACCACCATGCGCAGGAGGCACTGGGAGGTGGATTCTCCGGTTGCAGAAATGTTGTAATCGTCGCGGGACTTGTAGGATCGGATGGTTTTCCAGTTGGTTCCGTTGTCGTCGGATTGCTGGATAGCAAGGTCTGCTGTCCACGTTCCAAAGGTAAGCAGCGACCATTTTCCTAGCACCTTGATGGAACCGGACGTGGCGTTTGCATCAAGGTTTTGGGTGAGGAGTCCGGTGGGGTTTGGGTGATCGATTTGCCAGTAACTGCCAACGTGGGTGGTGTTAAAGGTGGCAGAAGATGCGGGGAGTGTGATGGCACCACTTGTGCCACTTGGGGTGATGGTGGTGGAGGTGATGTTTTGGTCGAGCATCGGTGCCCATGACCAAGTGATTTCTCCAATGGTGAAGGGAGGGTTGTAGGCATCGGTTGCCCAATAGGACAAACGCATGGGGGCGTAAGAGGGGTGGGTGATGTAGACCACATTGTTGATCTGCACGATCTGGACACTTCGCAGGTCGGACTCGGTATAAGGGTGGGGGGTGCCGACTGAGCCGGAGGATGCCGCGTAGACGGGGGCAGTCTTGGTGGAAGCGTAGGTGATGCCGATAGCCTCTAGAATGGAAGAGGTGGTGTAGGCTATCCCATTCCAAGTTTTTGCGACCGGATGGGTCATGAGTGCCCCGTTCTTCCAAAAGCGCATGTATCCGACACCGAGTTCCATGACGATGCGGTTGTCGTCCGATAAGTTCAAACCAAAGAGACGGCAACGGGTTCCGGCGTTCTTAGCAGCACCGAGATATTCGGTGCCACTCCTGCGGTTGGCAGGCCCGTAGGGGGTGATCAGATAGTTTTCTAGGGTCTTGCAGCCACTGCGGTACTTGTCGAGAGTTGTACGGCTTTCTAGGTAGGGAGAAAGTTCGCCTGCGTTGAAACTAGCGATGATGTCATGGATCATACGAGCACCCCGCTAAAGCGCGAGTTGACAAGGGGGGAATTGACCCAAGGTTCTATTTTCCTTGGTCGGGTGGAGTTGGCATCGATGCGTCCTGCCTCCGCGACCGAGCGTTCAAACTGCTGGAGGAGTTGGTTTTTCAAATCCAAGGAACCGGAGACGGGTTTGGCTAGGTCGCTTGCGAGTTTGAGGGTGAGGATTGAGATGAAACTCGACGTAAAGGTGGAGGGGTCGGGGTTATTGGAAATATAGGCAATGGACGCATAGTCATCGTCGGTGAGCAGGGTGTTGCCGTTGATTTCGTAGTTGGCAATCCGGTCACTGGTTTCAAAGGAGTTGAACTTGGTGATGCGGTTGAAGTCCGCGGGCAACTGGTAGGCATACGTCCAATCAAAGAGTGGGGCATCCGTGAGGAGGGAAAGGTTGGCGAGTTTGGTCGCAAAGTTCCAAGTGTTAAGCATCAAGCACTCGGAAAGGACAACGGGGTAGAAGAGTTTGCAGAAACGGGCCTCCAGCGTGTTGTCGTCAAGGGAGGTGATGGATTGGTCACCGATCTTGCTGAGGGCGAGGTTGCAGATAGTTGTGGAATCCATGGGTCTATTTTTGGGTTTTAACAAGAAAGGGGGTGGCAGCAGTTGCGCCACCACCCCCATCCTTGAAGCGGACTTACTGCTTGGTCGTGTCCGTGAGGATCGTCACCACACCGTTGTCGAGCAGACGGGTGGCACCGACAATCGCGGTGGAACGGATCTGGAGACCGTGTGAGAGGTCTGCGCGAATGTCCATGTAGCTGCGGCGACCACCGTCACAAAGAACTGCGGCGTTCTTCTGGTAGGCGATGCAGGTACGCACGTTGCTGGAAACTCCAAGCAACTCGGTGCGGACAACCTTGAATCCGAGGAAGGAATCCACTGCTCCGTCCACCAGTGCGCGAACACTGTTATACAACTGATTTGTCACCTCAGTTGTCGATAATAGATCGGCGATCTCGGCAGCGGAAACAACCAAGATACGGTCTTCGGCGGGAGCCTCGGCCTTATCGAGCTTGTACTTGGCATAACGCACCTTGTCGATGGTCAAACCGGAATCGGTTGGCGTACCACCAAATGGAACGCGATTCTTTGCAATCTGCTGATTGGTCGTGTCGTAAGCCGATGTGGTAGTGGTGGGGATGCCCTTGGTCGTGGTGTCGGTGACCACAGCAGAGCCTGTGAGGGCCGTGATGAGGATCGAGTCGACCGTACGATTGTAGGCAGCGAGTTGGGACTGCATGATCTCGCTGGAGGGATTGCTGACGCTTCCCAAGAAGAACTCGTCGAACTCGTCGATGATGTTGGAAACATCGTAGGGAGTTGGGTAGGCCCAACGGGTCGGCATCGTGATGTCGGTGTTGGGGGTGGACGCATTCTTGGTGGAAACGGCTGCCATGCTGGTCAGACCGAGTTGGTTGAAGCGAACGGCTGCGCCTTTAGCGGCGACGAGCTTGGTGCGCTCTTTGAGGCGGGCATCCTGCTGCTGGAGCAGCTGCTGCCATGAGTTTTCGTAGGCGATGACGTAGTGGTCATCAACTTTTGTGAGGTTGGCCATGATAGTAGGTGGTTGTGTCTCCGCGGGGGTTGGTTTGCGGGGACAAGGTTTGTTTGAGATGACCGGATTGCTCTGATTGTCCCTAGTGGGGTCAGACTCATTCGGGGCACTCCACCTACATGGGCCGAAGTTGGTTATCCTTCAGTGGCGTTGGTTCTGTTCTATGGTGTCAATACACCCTACGCAATCTGTTTCAATCTGGACATCTCAATTGAGAAAGCATTTATTTTTAACGCCCCCCCTGTTACACAAAAAAACCCCTCCCGATGGAGAACACAAAAAACTCCACCGAGAGGGGTGATCTGGACGGGCGAGCAACTACCCGTTCTTGATCAAATCGAGCACCAACGTGTTGATTTCTGGATCCCCGTTCATGTACCGCTGGTGGTACGGGTTCTGCGGGTTCTTGATGATGTCAATGCCCTTGGCTTTGCCTGCCATGAAGGTTGCCGTGGAGTCACTGGAAACAATCTTATCGTCGCTCACCATGCGGCTGAACCTTTCCAGTGCCACAATCACGTTGGGGTCGGAAAGTCCCTTGGTGTTGGGGTCGAGTCCGGTGACTTGGCAGGCCCGCTTCACCACTGCCATGTTGGTGTCGAACTTGTCTCCCCATGCTTCGGCGAGTGCCTTCTTTCCGGCATCGTATTCTTTGGCAGCGGCTTGTGCCTGCTCTTGCATTTGTGCTGCGGTGCGCTGGGCATCCCAACTCATGAGTGCTTCGGCTTGCGCTGGGGTGAGACCCTTCTCGTGGGCAAAGGCATTGAA